TAGTAAAATATCCGAGTCTTCTAAAGAATTAACAGAAGCTTTAAACAAAGCGTATTCTGATGCCGGTGTAGCTGGTTTTAAAGGTCTTGTCGCAGCGGAAACAGCTGCTCTTGATAAGGAATTAAAAAAGATTGAAGAAAATACTTATAAGACTTCTGAAAATACAACTCAAGAGAATGGAGAAAGTATAGCGGATGTATTCAAAAATGCTCAAATTCTGCAAAGTGAATTAACCACAAGAGTTATTGAAGAATTAAGATTTTCCAATATGCAAAGAGAAGCATATTACCAAGAACGAATGGCAGCTGATCTTAGGAAGAGAGGCACTCCTTCTGGAATTAGATAATTAACTAAATACTTTTGAGATATGACCTCATACGACATTACCGACTCTAATATTAATCTCCTTATCCCAGGAAAAGGAACGGCTGCAGCCTACGGGTTTAGATGGCAAAGTCTTGCCTCCGGGTTAGTTCGAGGTCTTTTAGGGTTTGATACAAGACCAAACCAAGACTATTTTCAAACAATAGCAAATAATTTACCAGGAGGGGAAAATCAACCTAATATAGGACTTGATGCTAAACAGTACCCTCTCCAGACCAGTAAAATTGCAGGTTTATCTCTAAATATTTTAGGATTTGTCAGTAACGCTAAAAATACAATAAATGATGCTTTAACAGGTCTTGGAAGTATTATCGCAGGCAATCAAGACCCTACTAGCAATATTGCTGCAAAAAATAAAGTATACCCACCCGGAGGGGCAACTATAGAAGATATTAAAGCTTTTGCTCGATTTACTCCTGTTCCCAGAAATAGGTTTAATCAGTTTTTGGAAAGAAAAGGTTTTTTAAAAGTAGATTACCCAAAGGATTTAGCTTCAGGAGACATAACTTCTCTCATAATTCCTTTTTACGAGAACCCTCGGATTGAAGAAAAAAGACAAGCTAACTATGCAAGATTGAAAATTTTTAGTCGTAACGAGCCTGTCAGGTTATGGATAGGAGCGGAAGCTAGAAACTTAACTCTTTCTTTTACTTATACTACTCCTCACATTTTATACATGGGAACTGAAAATAAAATGATAGACAATACTATAGGTATAGAGGAGTACGAAGATCTTCTCCTGTTGTTTCAAGGAGATCTTCAGTATATTAACACAGACGTAGCTTCCCAAGCAGAAAACCAAGCCCTACTAACAGGTATGTCAAAGAACTCTGGAGAAGCAGCGAGGGTGGAGGAATTATTAAATAAAACAATTTCAGAAAGGACTTCAGGAGACCGGTACGCTTGGGCTTCCCCCGATGTTTCTTCTTTAAAATCGCAAGGAATTTACGATGAATCTTGGGGGGAAGGTTATCAAGGAAGAAGAGCCGGACACGATTATTTAATGAGAAAATCTTCAACCAGCCAACCTATTACTGGAGCAGGAGGGTCTATAGGAGGACCTTACTCTACCTACTACAAAGCTTTAGACTTAGTTCATAAAGTTACTAACATCATAAGAACAACCGTTGTAGGGTCCACGAGGGAACCGGATATTGGACCCCCTGTAGTAAGGCTTAACTTTGGGGAAATGTATAGAAACGTTCCTTGTATTTGCACTAACTATAGTTTTATTGTTGAGGGAAACAAAGGTTACGATAATGATAGCCTAATACCTAGAAGTATAACTTTTAAAATGGAATTAGAAGAATTCCGACAGGCTGGTCAACTTGGGTTTGATAAGTATGATGCGGAATTATTCCCTGATGGTGTTCCTGGTTGGAACGATTTCTTTATGCAAGGATCTATGGATCCGTTATCTGAAGATGTTAGGAGACCTTCTACAGGGGTGATTAAGAATAAGTATAGGAGTGGAGCATGAGCTGGGTGACACGTTTTGGATCTTCCTTTAAACATAAGAATAAAAGTACTACTTTGACTGTAGGGACTGCGGGATTTGATTCTTTTTATAAAAATGTTGGGTTTGATAAAAATAATAATATTATCCGTCTTCCTTCCGGTTTTGAAGGGAGACTCGACTTGGTTTCCTTGCAAGTGTATGGTACAGTAAATAAGTGGTGGGTTATAGCTATGGCTAATAATATTTTTGATCCAGTAGAGCAGATGAAACCGGGAATGTTATTAAAGATACCTCGTTCTTAAAATGGTCGTAGAAAATCCTGACGTTCTCCCTTACTCCTATACCAACGCATTAGTTAATGTTGTTTTATCTTTTGATTCTAACGCTATAAAGCAATTTTATGAAGGTCTTCAAGAAGGAGAGCTTAACAAAAATATTCCTGGTTTATTTGCTTTAGATGTTAATAACTATCTTTTAGATTTTAACGTCGTTATTGGGCAGTATGACGAAGAGGAAGGGGGTTTCCAATACGATATTACTCTGGCAGAATTACCGAGTGCATCTGGAGATTATTTTCAGGCTAGGTTATTTGAACATTACCAGCTTACTAAAAAAGGAAGTTTAGATCTTAGAGGACATGCAGATGCTCCGACTATAGCAGGTGATCCGGATAGTTTACCAACTCTTTACATTTGTTGGGGATATGGTAGAGATGCTAAAACTTGGTCTATTGTTCATAAAGCATTTATTAATTCTATTGATTATAAATTTCCGACAACAGGGGATAAAATTTTAAAGGTACAGTTAAAAGATTCCTTATCTTTTATGTTTGATGCTTTGGCAAATAATAGGTCCCTCTTTCAAGTTAGTGAGATTTATGATACTGATGTTCCTATAGCAACAAATATTTCTAATGTTATTTCCAAATTTCTATGTGCTTCAGTTTATAAATCCTTTGTTGTTGTAGATTTAGGTCAAGATTTTAATGATTATTTAGCAGCGGAAGAGAATAGAATTCTAGACAATCAATTTATTTTCGGAGAAGCTCCTAGTGAAAATATAACTCCTGCTAATATAAATGAAGCAGCAAATATTCTTAAAGGATCCAAAGAAATTGTAGAAAAAGATTTACAAACTTTAAACGATAAAAAAACAGAATTAGAAGGGCAGAAAGAATCTGCTTTAAATTCCGGAGGAAATGATACGACTTCAGAAGATATCGCAGAGATTAACGCTGAATTGGAACAAACGAACAAATATATTGTTCAGAAAACTGATGAAAAAAATGCTATAGATTTTCAAATAACTTCTGTAACTCAAGGTCAAAATTTTGCTGAGAAACACACTATTGAACTAGTGAGAACTGATGAAGATACCCCAAAAGACGGAGGACCCTCTAAGCCTACTTTAACTATTCAGGTGGACCAACCAACTGGACAAGAGCCTGTGGATTTAGATAAATTTATGAAACATCGCTTGAAGATCCATAGGTATAAAATGTTGTTTAATAGAAAACCTTTTGCTGGGTGGTTAACTTTTCAAAGAACTTCCAACAAAGGAGATTCTGTGGGCTCTCAGCCCCAGACAACAAAATCTTCACCTGCTCCTTTTGTCATGTCTCCGGGAGGAGACATGACTTTAAACCAGAATTATGCTGCTGAATGGGACAGCCCACTTCAGGATAGGTTTAATGCTATGAGTTGGGAAGAGTCTTATAGTTCTCCTTACAGAGTTTATATTCCTACAGGACAGGGAGCTAATACTTCTAGCGGTTGGCATATTTCTAATTTAACAGAAGAAGGTTTAGGAGACTCTGGAGAAAAAGGAATAGGAAAGGCTGATGGCTTAATAGTGGATGAATCTCAATCTGGCGACCCTTCAGTTTCTATAGTTTTTACTGGAGGTAACATGTCTTCCATTCTAAAGTCAGCAGCAGACGCAGAGATAGACTTGTTAGGGCCTGCTCATAATGAGTATGATAGATTTATACGAAATACTTATCAAGTTAAGCAAAATATAACAAATACAGGTTCTGACGGAGGAACAGATTATTCCTCTGATTTAACTGCTGACGGTAATGCTGCTGTAAGATCAGGATTTTATCAACTACAGACTCAAACGTATTACGATACCGAAATAGATATTGTAGATGTTCCAGGAGGTACTAGAGGGGAGAAAACGATCGTTAAAAAACAGAGGAAAGTTTTAGTAGCAAACCAATCCGCACAAGATAATTTTTATGCTGCTAGAGCAGAAGCTCAAGTACAAGCAATGAAAAATTCTTTTAAAGAAAAGGAAGATGCGGTTTATGTTTTAAAAATGAGAAAACCAGCAGGACTTTCTCTCAGAGAGTTTTTTCTTGGAACTAATCTTGTAGGAGGTTCTCCGACCACTAACGGAATTAGACAAAGAATAAATGGGGTATTAACAGATTCTGCTGGAACTAAAAATTCTGATAGCAAAAAAGATAAATTGGATTTAATTCAATGTAATATCGATGGTGAGTTTATAACTTCTAAAAAAATATTAGATAGCGGATTGGATTCTTTTGTTTATTTTGGAGTTGTTGATAAATTTGACAGATACGCTAATACGAAAGGGGAAGATGCCAGATACCTTCCTGGAACACCTTTTAGAAGAGTTTATTCTTTAGCCTGTACCTCCGAAAGTATAGAAAAAAGAGAGAATGGAGTAGTTGACTTAACTCCCCTTTCTAAGGATTTAGTTTTTACCTACGGAAGGGCAGCTATAAACCCTCCTAGTAGATCTACTACGCAATATAAGATAAAACAGGAACCAATTATTGTGGATATGGATTACCAGTTGTACGGTTGGTATTTTTTAAGTTTATTTGCTAAACCTTCGACACACAAAACAAGTGTTTCCTTTTTAGAAGAAGCACAAGTAAGACCTTATACTATTTTGGCTAGAATAGTAAAGTCAGGAGGTCAAAGTTCTTTTAAAGATTTTTTCTTGAAATGGCTTGTTCCCGAAGGGCAAGCTGCACGGGATGCTTTAGAAAAAAGAGTTAATGAATTTTGGACTGCTATAGTCTCTAAAGATACCGCTGCTTTAGATGTTGCTAATTATAATTCAGAGGAAAATGCAAAGGTGGTAAAAGAACTTGAAAAAGATGTTTCCGAATTAGCTAAAAATATAATAAAATTAGAAGGAATTAACGAGGCTGAACGTAAAGCTGCTTTAGATGTGGTTTTCAATTTATCTTTAGGGCATGTTAACCAGAGACAATACTCAACTTACAAAGGAGAAGAAGAACTCGCCTATACTTCAGAAGAGGTAACTTTTACCCCTAACTATGATATTGATAATCAAATTTCTTCAGACAACGATGTCACTATAGACAGTCTTTTAGCTAGGCAAGCAGAACAGCACTCTCTTATATCCTCTAATATGCACCATTTGTTTATAACGGTACCAGGAATTCCAGAAATAAATACAATGTCAGAGTTTTTTGGTCAAAATCCTAGAGTTGTTTTAGCTCAGGTATTTAACCATAGGACAGGGACAACTCATTGGTTGTCAGGGGAACATAGATTGATCGGAATAGAACACAGAATTAACCCAAGACTCGGTTATACTTCTAGACTACACTTAATTAGTTATTCAGATATGAGAAAGTAAATGAAAGAATTGAACGAGATATACGAAGGGCTTGTCTCCAAATCTACTCATAATCCTATGTTTGATGGGACTTTTAATGTAATAATAGAAGGGGTAGGAGAAGTTCCTGTCGTTTATTGTTCTCCTTACGGAGGCTCTGACTTTGGTTTAGCTGGTATTCCGGATCCTTTAACAAGGGTCTGTGTAGCTAGAACTCAAGAAGGAAATTACGTTTATATGGGAACTATCTTTGGTTCTGATTTTGTTGAAAAAAGAGGAGCTGAGGAAGACGGAGTTCTAATAACTACTACATTACCAGACGGGGAACAAATTTATAAGTATAACGGTATTCCTGGTAAATTTGTAATAAAAGATAGAAATGATAATAAAATTTATTTAAGTCACCAAAAGGTTGACACAGAAGACGTAGGAAAAGTAGAAGACAGAGGAATTCTTCTTTCCACAGAATTAGGGAAGATTGTACATTTAAGCGATTGTGATGAGAAAGAATGGGTACTTATTTCCGATAACGATGACCCTTTTAATGAAAAACCTAATTTTATAAAAATCAATACTAATGATAAAACTATTGATATTCATTGTACTGATGATATGAAGATAAGATCTCGAAGAGGGGATGTTGATATTGATATTTTTGATGAAGATGTTGATACTAATATAACAGTAACTAACAATGGAAAAGGAAATATTAATGTTATTGCAAAACAAGGAAATATTAATATCGAGACTAAAAAAGGAGATATCTCAATAAAATCAGCTAATGATATTATCATGGAAGCTGAGAATAATATTGAAATGATAGCAAAAGTTGATTTGAATATGACAGGAGAGTCTAGCTGTACTTTAGATGCTCCTACTACTACTTTTAATGCAATCACTACTTTAAATTTACTTTCTTCTTCTATTACAAATATGCAAATGGGAATCTGCACTATGACAGCGCAATTAATTAATGTAGTTAGAGGATAAATACAAATAGAAAGATATGGCTGAATTTTTTAATGCGGATGAATTAAGACTTCTTCCTTCTAATGCTCTAGAAGGAATAAAGAAGACTTCTGTGCTTTCTTTACAGAATGATATGCTTAGAGCAAAATCTGTAAGAAGAAGGATGGATGAGTTGTCAGGCAAAGAAAGAAGCTCTCTAGGGCGTATGGGAGGCTCTGTATTGGCTCCTTCCACGACAGGTCTAAAGGGTGCTTTTAGTGCTATTAAAGGAGCAGCAGGGGTTGCCTTAGGTGCTGCAGGGGCTGTGAACTCCCTTCTCAAAGAAGGTCAAAGTGCATACAGTAATTTATCAAATCCTAGTCAAGCAAAGGTTACTTCCTTAAATTCTAAGTTGAGTAATGAGTTAAGTAATATAGCTCCAGACGAAGACCTTATTTCTGCTGAAAAGAAAGCAGATCTAGAGTCTCTTGGAACTAAATTAGGAGATCTACAAGATTCTATTAATACTAAAAAATCAAATATGACATTAATAGAGGATATTGTTCGCAGAAGGGCAGAGGGTAAAGAAATAGAGCCTATTGTAAATTACTCTTCTTTAGGAACAGGAGACGGAACTTCTCCTGAATTCTTAGAAATGATAGGAAGAACAGTAATGGCTCCTCTTTCTAAAGATGCTTCAAAATATTTAAGTTTAACTGCTCAGGTCGCTCCTTTGTTAGAAACAAGTGCAGCTCCGATTTTTGATCTTGTTTATGGTCCTCCTATCAGTTTAAGAGGACAATTTGTTTTATCAGAGGACGGTTTGTATTATAATTCAAGAAATGTCGAGGAGGTTCCTCTTCCTTCGGGAACTCCTCTTTCAACGGATAGAACTAATTTTGAATACGCCCCTAATCTAGGAGGAAGAGGAGAAGTTTATGAAGAAAAAGATGCAAATATCTTTGCAGGAACTATTTTTGATCTCGACATAATTACTGAAAATAGAACTCTTTTACCTTTTTACAGAGCTGATAATGTGTTACAGCAGTTTATAGCGGACAAGGAAAAACAAGTATTCGACGTTTCAGGACAAATTACAGAGTTAATAGCAGGAGGACAAGAAACTAGCGGTGCTTTAGTAACTAATCATAATCTTAATTTAGCAGCCATTAGTTCTAATTATGACTTAAAAATTAAAAAGAGAAAGAAACAATTAGAATTGGCCTACCTATCGAATAGGTTTAGATTAGGACAGGACACAGTAATTTATAACAACCCAGAAACGGGACAAGACGAAACTATTGAAAATATTCCTTTGAACGATTTTTCGTTTTTAAAAGGAACCGGGTTAGCTCCTTCTGTTACAGAACAGGCTAGTCTGACCTTATCTTTGGGAGATGTTCAAGATTCTGTGCTTCCTATTGCTCCAATTTTTCTGCACACAGTACCTGACAGCGGAGCTGGGAGAGTATTCTCACATTTAGCTTTAGGAAAGGAAGGTACAGGAGTGGGACCTCATTGGACCACTACTTCAAAATTAACAGCTTTTGATGCTTCTGGGAAAGGATTTGGAGCACGAAGTATGACAGATTCTGTTACGAAAGACGGACTGGAACTTGGTTTATCTTTTTTGAATCCTAAAGTCGTAGGAAACTCTGCTGCTGAACAAACTTCCGATAATTTCATAACCAATGGAAACGAATTAGATGGAAGATTAATGGCTAGTGCTACTTTGGAGATGTTTCCTTCTGGTTTATCTATTCCTTTTTTAAACGGAACAGATTTATCCGCAAACGGAAGTTATGTGGAAATTCCAGGTAAAGATTCTTTATATAACATGTTTTTCCTCAAAGACGGTTTTACTCTTTCTTTTTGGGTTTATCTCCCTAACCTTGATACTGGAACAAATTTTGATAACCTTCACAGATTTAGACTCTGTATGGCTAATGAAAATACAGGGGACGGAGGACAAACAGAAAGTACTAGACAGGTTGCTGCCGACGCAACAATTTTAGATAGAAAAGTAAGAGGATTTGTTATAGGGTTTAGAGATAAGGGTTCTGATAAACCAGCCTTTGTTCTTTATCCAACAGTATCCCAAAACGAGAAGAACGGTGTATGGGGACCTAGTGTGTGTTTTGGGGAGGATACTTCTGGAAATACTCTAGGTTTAGTGTGGGATGACCCTGCTGTATCTTCTGTATCTTCTGGTTTTTATAATTTTTCTATAGTTGGAAATTCTCAGAAAAACAAAGTAGAATTATTTTTTGACGGATCTTCAGTAGCCACCTCTTCTATGACTTCTGTCTTTGGTATGAATCCCGCTACATTTCCTACTTTTGTTACTAAGGGAGATTTTAATTTATCCAGCTATTCCGCTCCTTTAGGCACAGGCCCCACTTTACCTAACAATTCAACTTTCACTACTTTAATTTTAGGAGGAGGATTTACAGATACGATACCTACTCATGGCTTCATGGGTAGAAATACAAATTCAGTTTATTTTTCTCAAGGAACTTCCCAAGATGCCGCAGCTGGGGAAGAGGGAGCCAAGAGCGGTTTGCACGGACACTTAGGGTTGCCGTTGATGTATTCCAGAGCCCTAAATAATAAAGAGATTAGCCGTAATTATAAATTAACTAATAGTTTCTTTAAGAATATAAAAATACGAGATTAATGGTAATTAACACCCCTTTATTTTCTGAAATAGATTTTTTGATTACTTCAAAAATTAGTCGAATTATTGGTTTAAATTATCCTATTGTAAAAGGAGAAGGTGGCTATTTTTCCAAAGAAAGTAATACTAGTCTTATAAAAAATAATATTAGACAGTTAATTTTAACAGAGAAAGGAGAGAGACCTATGCAACCTTCTTTTGGAGTTAGATTAAGAACTAAATTATTTGAACCTTTAGATAATGTTACTTTAGGTGAGTTACAAAACGATGTGGAAAAAGCTATTCTTCAATATGAACCTAGAATAATTATCAAATCTTTAAATGTTCTCGAAGATAAAACTGCTACTGCGAAGGATCTCAATAGAATTATAATAAAATTAGTTTATTCCTTGAAAGATGCCCCTATCGTTACTGAGACGCTGGAGATCATAGTATAATGCACAATAATACAAACACAAGAGTCCCTTGGAGGGGGTTAACAAATACTGTTGGAGCGCAGGGAACTGTCGTAACAGATTTTCTGTCTGCTGCTCAATTACCTGTAGACCAACGCCTTCCTGCCATAGATTTTACTTCGCAAGATTATGAATCTTACAAGAAATCATTAGTAAATTATTTAAAAACATTTTATCCTTTAGATTATAATAACTTTGCAGAGTCAGATTTAGGTATGATGATTGTCAACCTATTAGCCTACCTTGGAGCAAATTTATCTCTTAAGGCTGATATGTTAGCAAATGAATCTTTTTTGGAAACTGCTAGAACTCAAGGCAATGTTTCTAAACTTCTTAAACTTATTGGAATCGATCTTAGAGGTCCTTTGGCAGCTAAAGCAGATGCAAGTTTAACGCTGAACGACGCTTTTCCTTTTGGGGATACTTCTTATAAAATTAATAAAGAGGATAGAACAATAAAAGTTACTTCTTCTAGGGATGGTAGACAAATTGGGTGGACATTATATTCTTATAATCAAACTAATAAAGAATTAAATTTGATTGGAGATTCTGATTTAGTTATTCCAATAACTGATTTTATTAACTCTACAACTACTAATCTTGTATTTTTAGAGGGTATTCTCGTTGAAGAGTCTGGTACTTTTAGATCAGATCAAGTTTCTAAAACTATAACACTTGCCCAGGCACCCGTTATAGAAGGAAGCATTGAAGTTTCTAGTCAAAGTGATGGTTTTTTTGCAGAAATTGATTCTTTATACTTGGCTTCAGGAGCTACTCATCAAGTATTTGAAAAGACCTATGACAACAATTTTGGGGTGGTTATTTCATTTGGGGATAGTGTAAGAGGTAAATCTCCGGTTGATGGAGATTCTTATAAAGTGATTTATCGCGTAGGGGGAGGATTCAGAGGTAACATAAAAAATAATTTTATTGCTGCTTCGGTCCAAGGAGCTACTCAAGGGTCCAATACTTCTAATACATCACAGGTTTCTAATATTTCTATTGGGACAGGAGGAGCAGACGCAGAAACTATTGAACATGCTAAAACGTATGCACCTTATGTTTTTAGGGCACAATATAGAGCCGTAACAGCAGATGACTATACTTCTTTAGCAAATGCGTTTGAAAGTTCCGTGGGGAAGGCTAAGTGTATTGCCGTTCAAAGACAATCTGGAGCTGGAGCAAATATAGTGGATATTTACTGTTTACTGTTTGCCACTAAAAATCAACTAGAAAGAGCTTCCCTTATATACAAACAAGAATTAATTGATTATTTTCAAAAAGTAAAAACTATTAGTACGGAAGTGGTAGCGGTAGATGGTTTAGTGAGAACACTAGATTTGATACTTACAATTGTATTGAGAAAATCTCAAGAAGTAAACGAGGAGTCTATAAAAGCAAAAGTAGCTTCTGATATCACTAGTTTTTTCCATGCTGATAAAATTGATTTTGGAATGACTGTCCCTTTAGGAGACATAATTTCTACAGCTATGAATGTAACAGAAGTGACCTATGCAACAGTTGATAATATCGGCAACGATTTATTTACTAATTATAATGAAATCTTGCAGTTGAATAATTTAGAAATTAACGTTGAATACGTGTAATGAGTTTAAATAAAGAATTTTATCAATATAATTATATTGAAGTATTAAAAAAATATATTCCTCAAATATATTTTGAAGATGAAATTCTTTTGTACGGAACAGAAAAAAAAGATTTAATATTTGATTTTATTAATAAAATTACTACATTAGCTAATGATTTTGATACTTATGTTTTCAATGTATCCTCTTATGACAGTACTGCTATAAGAGATTTCTTTATTAATAAAAATAATTTAACAAAAGTTACTGCGTCTGTATTTCAGACTGATGTTTTAAATCCATTAAAGACTTCTCTAACGCAAAACGGATTTCCTACAAAGATAAGGGATTTTGTTTCATCCTCCCAGTTCCAGAATGCATTGTCTTCTGTAATTCTGCCCAATATACATTTAAATAACCCCACCGATACTTTCGTTCAAGGAGCCTCTTCCTACCTGTTCCCAGAAGTATCCACACAAGCAGCAGCTCATCAACACTTAATCAATTCATTAGGAGTTTTATATTTTATAAATACGTCTGCTACTCAAACAACACCTGAGTTTCAACCTTCCGCAGGTGTTTCTGATTTAATAACAGATCTTATTTATACTTCTGGAATAGGTATCGAACTAGCAGATTGTTTGAAAAAACTATATCGATATCTTTGGTTTCATACTGACCAATCAATTATTTTTAATTCATATGTTCCTGCTATTCTTAATAAGTCAACAAGCGGATCTGATGGGTTAACAACTTCTTCCTATACTTCAGGAACTCAACATCTTGATAGGATAGGGACTCTTATTGACATTGTTTATAATAAACAAGATATAGAGTCTACTGTTATAGAGACAACTTTAGATACTCTTATAGGCCAAGGTTTTATTCCTGATACAAAAGAGCCTTCAGGTCCTTTATACTCTCTTTTTAAAGGACTTGGTTGTAGTCTTTACGATATAAACGTACTAATAGGAGATTTAGAAGACCTATTAGATATTGAGCGTTGTCCGAAAGACTTTTTTGAGTACTTAGCAAAATATTTAGGATGGAGATTAAGAGGACAAGATCTCTCTTCTTGGAGAAATCAATTAAGACAAGCTATTTATGTTTATAAATCTAAAGGAACTATAGAGGCATTGAATAATGCTATGGATCATTTATTTCCTAGTTCTATTATAAATCCTGCTTCTGCTCTTACTGAATCTTGGGAATCGTATATTCCTTTTCTTTTATACTACACAATTTCGACTGAATCCCCGGTTTTCTCAGGAGACAAACAAGTAGTAGATGAATTTTTCACTTTTTTTCAAAGACTGTTCCAACGATTAGGTCTTACTCCTCCTCGTTTACCTGCTTCTATAGAAAAACTGAGACGATTATCAGTAGATTATATAATAGCTCGTATTCATTCTGAAACAAAATTTCTACAATACGGCGGAGAAGAGTGGGAATTTAAATACGTTAATGACCAAGGAAGAACAACTCTTGTACCTCCTTTTGAAAGAGACAACTATTATCGGAGAATAACCGTAGACGAAGACCAATTAATTTCTATACAAAATTGGTTATCTGCTCCTGTATGTTCTGGAGGTTTTGAAATTGATTCCTCAGCAGTCTCCTCTGTAATTTCTTATATAAGAAACGGAACCTTGGATAATGAAACAGAATTTTTAGGGACACATAAAACTTGGAAGTTCTTTAAAACAGCAATACAGTATCCTTTTAATAGGGATTTATTAATTTCTAGAGGAGATGCTGATTTTTTAGATTTCTGGTGCTCTAAATCTTCGGATGTATTTGTTACCCTAACAGCTTCTGATTATTGGGTTAGATCTTCTCCCGAGTCTACAGCTTGGGGGTCCAGTGCTGTTGATTCTATGGCGGAAACTTTTATAGAATTTATGCCCCTGCACGTGGTTCTCAACTTAAGATTCCTCACAGAATTTTCTGACACTTCTGGAGTTATGAAACATGAAGGAGATATGGATTGTCCGGCCTTTGAAATATATCCTAGACCTACCTTAGATAGAAATATACCTGGAGCCTCTGGGATTGTACTTCAAAATTCATTTACAGGAGGGCATAGCCTAGCAAGCGGCACAGGTTACGTTATCGCTAATGCTAGTGGACATAATATAGACTTCCCGAATAAACCTTTGTCTGCCTTACGATCCTTTAACTACATTCCCCCTCCCTCTAGTACTACTTGGAGAGGTGCAAATATATCTGAATCTCTTATTTCTGATTCAGATCATAATCGTTACACTGCTAGGCGAAAAGATTTAAGTTATGCTTTGCCTATACAGGATGTTCATTTTAGGAATGGAGAATCTCCCCCTATTGCATATCAATTTTTATCTGCCAGTGCTGTTTTTGATCCTGTCTCAGCAATTCAAAATGTTGAAGATTATATCCCCTTGGGTTTTAATTTTTATAAAAATAATTTTGAGCCTCTTGTTTCTTTAGGGTATGCTAAGAATGGTTATGTTGTTTCTCAAGATAGGAATGGAGTATGGGATACTTCTGTAGGAGCAGTACCTTCCGCTGTTATTAACGACATCACAGTAAGCGATACCTTTCCTACTAGAAATTCGATCCAATACTGTGGGTCAGGCTTAAGAGATCGTAGCATGTTACCTGCGGAGCTGTATGAACTTTGGAAAATAAATGAGCTTACTTCTGCTAGTGCAGTTTCTTCTACAAATCTTATTAAGTTTTCTTCTTACGAATCTTCTTCATGGCAGGACTTTTGGATTGTTAGTGCGAATGGAGGTTCAAAAGTAGAAAAAGGAATTATTGATGAAAATAAATATGCTGTGAAATTGACCTCCCAACATTGGCCTACTTCTTTAGTTTCTACTACTTATCCAAAAGTGGCGAGCGTATCTCAATTAGTTTCAGGTTTAGAAGCTAATACAGAATATGAACTAACTTTTGACGCTTATTCTATTCCTACTACAAGCGATCTTTATTTAAATAATGGGATAGGGGTGACAGCTAAACAGATAATACCTAATCAAAGTCCTACAGAGTACTACAATTGGGTCACAGAAAAATTTGATTTTTATAACGCTTCCGGAACTAAATTTTCTCCAAACTGGGCAGCAAGGAAAGGAGAAGGGGAAAGAATCTCATATTCTGTTAAATTTCGTGCCGGAGATCATCCAAAGGATATTTATTTAGAATTTTGGAATATGGGCTCTTTAGCTGCATCTTCTTCTAACCAAGCTCTTACTAATGAAGTACAATCTATTTCTAATTCAATTGAATCTACAAATTATTTGACTGATATTTCTTTAAAGAAAGTTGTTTCTCAAAAAAGTCTTCGTAAAACAGATTTTGGAGAGGCTCCTCATAGACTCTGGCATTTATATAATGATTTTGAAAAAGCATTAGATAGCAAGGTATTTGACGGGGGAGCGGATTTTGAATCTCACGTTTTCGGACCTTTTCTTAGAGGAGGAGCTTTAATGGAAGATTGGGATGCTAGTAATGTTTCTTCCATAGACACTGTTTCTCAGACAACAAAAGGAGCAACCCCTATCTTAAGCGGTAAAAATTTAGTTCCAAATGGACATTTTAGAGATTACTATACAAGTGGTGGAAAACTATACCCTAGTTCTTGGAATATTCCTTTAGATCCTGGTAACAAAGAAGTTTTCTTAACGTCAGGAGATGGACCCTCTGCTTATAATTCTCCTCCTTCTGTTACCTATATTAACGAAGGAACAGGATTTATTGATGACTTTTGGGTGACTTCTAATAATATTCCTTTAGAAAAAGATGACGTTCTGCTAAGTTTTGCCTACTGGACAGCGGACAATGGAGAATCTACCAGCGGGGTCCCCGCTATACGAATAAATAATTTCACTAAAGGATTTGATTATAATTTTGATCAAAAAGATTGGCATCCTCAGTACGGAAATGTTAATAACAAAAAATATCTTAGGTTAGCTCTTGACTCTATTGATAATATTGCTTCTGGTTCCGCAGGTTTTTGGAATTATTACAAAGTAATAGTAAAGAGTTCTGCTATTTTTGATCCTTCTGATACTTATGTTATATTCTTGTTATCAGATGACAGATCGCATGCTTCAAATAATACCAAAACAAAATTTGCATTAATGGATATGCAATCGATAGAAGGGTGGAGAACTCCTCAAATTTTTGATAATACTTATTTTGATGTTTATCTAAATAATTTAACTTCAAAGAAAATATTATTTAATCAAGCAAATAATAAACTTAATTTTGATTTTTTTGAAGATAAAAGTTTAACTTTCTTAGGAGATGGTGGAAGAAAATCTATTGATCTTGTGCGTAAGCTGGAAAAAGAGCACTATTTTAAAGACTCCTCTTATATAAATGTTTTTGATGGGAGTTCTGTAAGCGGGTGGTCTTTTGGAAATACTGATCACACTCATTTTAATCCTTACGTTTTTTACTTGGGTGAGGATGGAACTTACCCTACCTCCGCTTTCGATCCTAGCAGCCTAGATTTTAGCTCTTCTCCTATAAATCATTGGAGCCACGGTTCTTTACAATTTGGTCGGAGCCAAGATTCTTCTGCTATCTCGCCAATTTTTAATTTAAGACCGGGAGTTTCTGCAACTTTGTCGATGCCTATCTTGTTAGTAAGTGCTAATCCTGGAGGAACAGGGTATCCAAATCTAACTTGGGATCTTGTAAATGAAACTAAAGGAACTCATTTCGTAGTGTCAGACGGGTCTTTTAGTCTTACTCCTCTAGTTGAACAAACTGAGGATAACGGTTCCCATAATTTTGGAACTATCCAAGATGTTTGGAAAACGCACTCCGTGATTCTACCTTTAAGAAATAATTTTGATGAATCAGATAATTTTAGCTTACATCTATCTGCTAACGATAGTGCTGCTGATAATTCTTTTAGTAGAACTTTTGTGGGTCCTATAACAATAAGAAATGAAATAAATAATAGATTAGAACCTGATTCTTCTTATGAATTAAAATTCAATAGAAGAACTAACTCTGTTCAAGAAGATATTGGAATTGCCCTTAGAATCCCAGAGATAGACGGAGTTTCGTGGTATTTTGATTTTAGAAGACAAAAATGGGTCGGTTTAGACCCTGGAGATTCTAATTTTCCTTATAAAATTTTGAAAGACAGAAAGTACACTACAGCTTTTGTAGAGGAGTCCGTGTCTTTCCATACTCTCAATGGGCGAAGAACTATTCCTTCTTTTGCTAGAGTTTGGGCCGACAAAAATGGACCGGTTAATACTGTAAATAGAGAATATGAAATTCTAATATTTAGAGATTCTCCTTCTGCCTCTAAAAAAATTAGTTCTGTTATTATTTCTTCTGACCCTTATAAAGGAACTGAATGCTTTGATGATATTAATAATAATAAACTATCAACTGTTGTAAGTATTGAAAAAGTGACTATTATTAATAAAACACATGAAAATTTGTTAAAAACTTCTAATTTTGTCAGCGGTATAGAAAGTTTTGATGTTATTTATAATAATATTTTTGATAAACAATCAGATGGGTTTTTGAGTCGTGATTATCCTAAATCTTTGCAAGGGAAGAACGGGGGAAATAGAGCTTCTTATATAGATCAATACGGGATGGATTTTGATAATGATGGGAAAATAGATGTTTCTGGAGCTACTATAGCAGTATCTGGAAAAAATACAAATAAATTTACTTTTGAAGATATTTAAATATGAAAGGTCAAATTAGCATTTATACAGTCAATGAAGATGATTCTAAAACATTGTTTTATGAATCAGAAAACATGATTGTAGACGGTGCTAAAGAATCTATCGTTGATATTTTAACTTATACTACTCCGGATGCTAGTACTATCCCTTCTGTTTCTGCTACTGCTTTACGAAACAATTCTAATTTTACAATAGGAGCCTTCTCTTTAGGACCTTCGAGATGGGATTTAAATAAAAGTTTAGCGAAAGGGACAGCAGGGTTTAAAGGGGCTGTTAGCGGTAATGCAAACAGATTTCCTGAATTTCCTAAACCTGAAGATAAAACATTACAACCTATAGATGCCTCTAATCATTTAGGACATCATTTAAACTACATTGAGTTCTCCGGACATGTAAACGGGGTGCGAAGTTTGCCAGCAGCGGACGCTTCCGGATACACAGTTTTCTATGGGTCTTACGCTCCTGGCTCTGGGGGCTCAGCTTTGCCGGAAGGAGGTTATTTGAATTCTAGAAGCGTTACAGACAAGTATGGTTTTATTTATAGAAATCCGGAAGTAAATTTTAAATTTACAAATGTGTCAGGAGGACATTTGAACCCAACCTTATTGCAATCTAGGTGTGTTTCTGGGTTTGGTGTGTCGTCTGACAATGCGGCTGGAGCCGGGGTGAATCCTTCTAGATACCTAACTTCGGGGGACGCTTTCGCTACTTTTGTTTTATGTCTCCATAAAGGAGATGTAGATTGGTTGCGGGAAAAATACGGAGGAATAGATGCTATAGGGTTATGGACATGGGACTATGACGAAAATCTACGGACTATAGGACTACCAGGAGGAGACGGAACTTTTGCTTCGGAAGCGTGGGTTCCTTACGGGCAAGGACGTTCAGGAGGAAGTGGAGGGAAATATAGTACTAGCCTATATAATTTTGAGAATTTAACAAAATTTCCTCAATTTAAATTATTTGCTAAACGAATCTTATTCCCGGATGGACTTCAAGTACCTACCCACGAAACTAGTTACAAATTTATGCTAATAGAATGGAAAATAACTTTTGCTTAAAATATGGAATTTAGAGATATATTAGGAAACGCCAAAGGATGGCTTGAGATTTCTCGTTTAGACCTAGACGGGACAGAAGAGATTATATTTTCTGACAATAATGTAGTATGTTCCGGAATGGGCTCTACTTTAGCACATATGTTTTCCTCTTCCGGGGTTGATGTTTCGTCATTTCAAATTAATCTTTTTCAAGTAGGTGTGTCAGGAGACTCTTCTTTTCAAGTGTCTAGTACTGTTGAATTAAGCAGTGCTTTAGGAGCTAATGATTATGGCTCAGATGCAGTAATTGGTCTTGATAAATATGTAAGAGATATTGTAAACGGATCTACAGCTCAAACACTGTTACTTCTTCCCCAAACTTATGTTAATAAAGTTGATGTAAGAACGGTTAGGTGGAATTTTATTTTAGATGAGAACACAGCAAACGGATTCGATTTAAATGAAATTGGAATGTTTTCAAATGACCCAACAGCCTACACACCAGGAGCTTCAAAACCTACTTATTTGTGTGCATATAGATTTTTTGGAGACTCAAATAATGATAACAGAGGTATTTGGAAAACAAATCAGTTTTCCTTAATTTTTAGATGGACAATAGAATTTTAACAAATGGCATATTCTGATTATAACGATTTAAGTGGAGTTAGCGGAGGTCCCGTTGTAATCGGGGATTACACAGCTAGTGTCTTTTTACATGATGCAAGTGGTTTTTATAATTGGCAACAAGATAATATCCCCATAGCTGATCTCCAAGAAAGAGATAATTTCTTGTTTAAAATGTTAGGAAGTCCAACTTCTGCTGTGGAAGGAGTTACTTTTGTATTATCCTCAACCGCAGGAGATCCTAGTTCTAATATTTTCGCTGATATCGAAGATATAACCTCCAGGATACCTAAAAGATTGACTTATCCTCTATTAGTTGAACTTTGTGCTTATGGAAGTTTAAGCGGACTTAACCTTAATGGAATAACGACAGAAGGAGCAGGAGCATTAAGAGTTGTTAATAGAAATGTAGGATATACTCCTCTTGCTTGGACAGAGAACCCTGTACAAGCCCCTTATTATGACAACATAAATCATTATGTAGCCAGCGGATCTATAGACGACGGAGGTTGGGACTCTATTATTAACGCTAGTTCTCACCATTTAAGCATTGCTAGTTATGATGATACAGAATGGAAAAAGTATGCAAGAGGCTATTTTATGAAAGCCCCGCACAACGCTCAGGACGAAGCAACTGACTTCGTATCTTTAGAGATTAGAGACTCCGTCGCTCATGCTGGAGTTGACTTTATTTACGATACTAGTCATGCCAGACACGCAAGCAATTATAGTGTTAGTTCTGATTTAAGTATTTCTGGTTATGATCCTCATCCAAGGACACAAAATGGAAGGGGATCCGAATTATTTTTAGGCACAGATGATCCAACTTCCGGAGTTTCTATAAGAAAAAGTGTTAACACAGGGACAGGATCTGGTTCTAAATTTGATTGGGGTATTTATTATGGAAGTTATTTCACACAAGTAAAACTTGAATCCTGTGAAGGAGACATTGTTCTAGAAAATATATGTGTTGACGGAGCAAGCGGAATAGGGTCTACTTTGGAACATAATACAACGGAAGGGTTTCAAATTAGAAACTCAACAGTAAAATTAAAGAATTGTACTAGTTTGAGAAATAGTCAAGCAGGTTTCTGCTTTAGAAATTCAAACGTAAATATACAAGAAAGTATTTGTGCTGCAAGAAATTATGCAGCTAGTAATGTAGATAGATTCCATATAGCTACTAAAGATTTGTATCTTGTAGGTGCGGAGCAACAAGAGTCGGCTGGTTATGGTATAAAAGCCTTAAATAGTTATGTCTTGTTTGAAAGCGCGTCAGGACTTACATACTCAGGAAATTATCCAAAAATTCTTTTTGGTAATGGAGTAGGGTTATTCTCTTTGAACTCTTGTATCAAAGGAGGCTCTTTCGACGTTAATAGCGGATATGGTTCTATGGAAACTCAACATTTACAGGCAATTTATAATAATTACAATGGAATTGAGTTACGAGATTCAGAATTAACTTGGGTAGGGGCTGTTGATTGTGCGAGAAACGGATATAACGGAGCTTATCTTAAAAATTCAATATTAACTTCTCATATTTTTGCTGTTGAAGATAATCAAAAATCAGGAATATACGCAGACAATAGTGATGTTAAATATGGTTTTAGAAACATTAAAGTTAATAGAGTTTCTACAGACCCTTTAAAGAGAGGTCAGTTTTCCATTACAAATAATGGTCAAAATTTAACTCTTGTTTCAAAGTCTACTTTTAAACCTTTTCTTCCGGAACAGTACAAAGATTATAATGACTCCTTCCTAACCTCTCAATTTGGAGAATGGACTGCTAGTAGCTCCCACCACGGATGCCCTGTAGAAAATAGTTTAGCTCTCTCTTCTGTTGACGAGACCTTATTCAAACATAGTCTTTTGACTGGAGCAATGCCAGGAATTTTAGTTAAAGATAATTCAACAGCTGAAATCTTCAATTTAGACTATATGGCTCCCGCTTTAAGAAAAACAAATGGAACTTTAGATGTCAGCTCTGCGTATGCTTACGTTGCCATTTACGGACATTGTGCTTTAGCAAGAGATAATTCTGAAATCACTTTAAGAGGTCTTAACGACGCTGGCCAAGTTACAACTTTAACGACTGAGTTTTATGGTGATGAAAGTGCAATCTCAACCGATGTAAGTTCTGTAGATGCTCAGCACCACCTGAATGGTTCTTGGACGAAGTCGGCAGTGTGCGCTAAGAATAATTCTAAAATAAAAATTACAGGTCCCACAAAAATAACAAGATTAGGTATTGGTTTACATGCTGAGGACTATTCAGTTATTGAAATAATTCCTCCAGAGTATCCTTTTGGGGATGGATCCATGATTGATATGGCTTATTCTAATGCTTCCGCAGGACCCTCTCATACTAAACTTGAAATTCATTCTACGAGAAGTTGCATAGTGGTTAATAATAATTCTTTGCTGAAGTGTGAGTTTATAGGAAATCCTATAAGTAGAGAACCTAACCTTGGTTATAATCTAGACAGTGCAGGAGATAGAGGATACAACATAGGAGATCAACTTGCGGTTAGTGGAGGATATATTAAATTATATCCAAACGGTTTCACTCAAAATGCTATTTCTCAAACCCACTTCCTAGCTTTAACTGCTTCCTCCGTCGGTAATAATACCCCAGAAATTGGAACAGAAGCTGAATTAGGAGAACATTCTACCGGGGGTATGTGTATTAGAGCAGTTGGAAACTCTCTTGTTAAAATGAATGAAGTTAATTTTAAACCTAGTGTTACTACAGATTCTGTCAGCGGTGCTTTTTATGATTTGTTAGCAGGAACATGTGAAAGACCTCACTTGTGGAATATTGCCGATCAATCAAAAATAGAATGTACACGTTTAACTTTAAGCGGGGTGGACGGAAGTGCTCATGATTATCATGGACCTTCCGGGCTTTGGATGGACCAAAATAATTTTGATGCAGGATCAAATTACGAACAAATGTTCCTAGACGATTTTGGAGAAGACGGGAGAATTGCAAGCGGAACACCAGGGACAAACGACGCATCCAATGTAGGGTATTTCAGACTAATGGTAGGAACTCCAGGCTTTACTGACGCACTAATCCCTAGTGGAGAAGGCGGAAATTTACAAAGAAGCGTTATAGGACAGCTTATTTCCCAAGGATATTCCCCCTCGTCATCATGGGGTCAGTTTGTAGATAATCCAGAAAATATAACCTATATGATTTCTTCAGGAGCAGCGGGAGACGACTCCTACCCTGCAAGTGCTGCAGGAGGGGTTTTAGTAGCTTCTTCTTTTGCGTTTAATCCAGGAAGTATTGCTGCGAATTTCCTGGACAAAACAGCTAAAAATAGGAACTATATGGATATAGAATCTTCTCGATTATTTGCGAATGCTAAACATATATCACAACCCCATCTAGGGCAATTATCTTTTATAGGGTTGGGAAATAGAAGTTATAGTGATGAACTAGATGTTACTTTCACAGGAAACGGAGTAGGTGTTCGATCTTTGAATAGATTCGATTTGAAACGATTAACATAAAAAAATGGGCTCAATAATTAATGAGAATATTCGATATTATAAGGCAAATGACCCTTATTATTTCGAGGTAGATAACTTACCTTTAAGAGATCTTGTTCAAAATGACAAAAATTTGGAAGAAGCTATTCTTGCTCTTGCCCCCGGAGTAACTCTAGAGCAATTAAGAAATTTCGCTAAAAAAGCTAAAGACAGAATTAAAAAAATTAGAATTTCTAAAAATAATTCTGCTACTGCAGTAGGAAGAGAAGCTTTTGACGACTTGCTTCCTTATGTAAGCGGAAATGATGGTAAAATTTATGTAACTCCAGGCATATTCTCGGCAAGAACTTCCCTTGCCCCTGAAGACAGTAACGGGTTATTCGAAAAAGAATCAAACCCCGGGCAAACAATAGTTGGAGATCCTTTAAGCAGTTATAGAGCTACAAACAGATCTTTTAATTATCCTGCTAGATTAGAAATGTACCAGTTTATGCCTAATTCGGATGGAACAGACAAAGCTATTGATATACCTAGGTTTTCAGAAGGTGATTTTGAATTAGAAAGTGTAGGAGGATCCGCTATACCTTCAGTTAGAGTTGATTTAATCGGCATAGCTGCCGCTCCCGATCCTTATCTCTTCTTAATTAAAGGAGCAGGTTTTGGAAGCTCTTACGCAGGTAGTAGAATGTTCTCCCTTAATGAAGGAGGGATGAATACTAAAGATTCCGATAATGATTCAAATGATGCTAAGCATGCAACGCATACTCATAAATTCGATTTTGAAACGGGACAGCGAATAGCCGCTTCTATTCCTTTGCCGGATGATCTTTACAATGCAGCTGAACAAATAATTGACGGAGTTGTTCAATCTACGGAAGAAACCTTACAATTCAGTGTCCCTCTTTGCTACGTTCTTGTTAACACCGGGTATCAAGCCGGAACAGCTTTACTTGATAATCAAATTCTTGATATTAGACCTTTCTTTAGAGGAGCAGAGCTTACTTTAGATGAAAGACAGGCTATTGCTGTTTCCAGAGCTCCTAATATTGAAAATCCTTTTGTTACTAAAACAGAGTTAGATGCAGTTTTAACCGAATTAGATAGTGTTAAGAATTCCATCCCGGATGTACAGACTGTGGGAGACTTTGAGAATTTTGGTAAAATTAGAACAGCTTTCAGTCCACAAGATCCTAACGCGGATCATCAAACTTTATCTGTTTCTTTAGAGCCTGGAACTTGGTTGGCTATGATAAATTTTGAATACACTAATTTTGCCAAGTCTGGTATGAACCTAACTTCCTCATTTGGAGTTCAGGATGCGACGACTGGGGCTATCCTTACTAATCCTTTTGGGGGAACTGCATCCATAACACAGGTCAGAAACCAAGATGATGATTGCAACGGGTGTCATGTAATACCTTTCATTCTCACAACTCAAACTTCTGTAAAAGCATATGGAACAGAATCGTCAAAGATTTCTGTTAAGAGTAAGAGCACAATTTTTATTAGACTTGATTAAAAAAAAATAAACTATAATGAATTATAATGGCGTTTCCGGATTTAGCAGTATCTTCAAATGATTTAGTAT